TCCGCGAGTACTCCGCGAGCTGGCGAAGCTGCTCGGTGGGCATGGCGTTCAGCTCGGCTTCCGTGTTCGCGCCGAGATCCTTCAGGCGCGAGACAATCGCCGCACGAACGGAGTCCTCTTCGGCCTTCTCCGCCGCGATCAGTGCCTTCACGCGCTCCGGAGCCTTTTCCATCCAGGCTTCCTCGGACGGCGATTCCTCAGCCACGCGAAGCTTATCCTCCGTCACCTTGAGTCGAGCGTTGGACTTGACCAAATCGGCCGAAGTCGTCTTAGCGTTCTGTTCATCAGTCCGTCGATTGTCCGACGCTGCTCGGAACTCTGCAAGCCGCTCGTCCGAGCAGGTTTCCAGCATTCCTTCATCACCCGTCTTGAATCCACTGTGCGGGTCCACCACCAGCGCAGCGATCTGTTCCGCTCTGTTCGTCTTCATGCTTCTCTCCTTGGTTGATATTCAGCCGCAACCGGCTGTTGTTTCAGTTGCGGCTTGTATTCGCCGCGCCTTGGGTCGCCCGATATTGGTCTTGCTATTTCTCAAAACTTGAGAATCTATTTCTTCTTTCAAGCACCTAGGATCTTATCGATCGCTTCGAGGTGCTGCTCAGCCGCGTCTCGCGTGAGATGTGCAGCGAGTCTAAGATTGCCACTGCCGTAGACGGTGTATTTGCCGCCTTCTGACCTAATCCGATCTTCCTTCTCCGCAACCTTCGGTGTTTCTTTTTCTGCTGGTTTGGTTGAGAGCGCCACCCACGCCTGCCTCACTTCGGTAGGCTCTCCCGAGAACTTCACCACACCGTCGGTAACAGTGTAGGGCACCGAGAGAGTCTTCTCACCCATGCTGATAATCACGCGATCATCAAACACCTGTCGAGCATAGGCGTAAGAAGACGGATTCACCGGCTGAGAAGTTACTTGAGAATTCCACTTATCAACCGCCTGTTGAACCATAGAGATCCGCTCATCGAGAGACTTTCCCTCGAGAGCCACGAAGGATTCCGCAACTACCGGCATAAGCCCCTCTTCTGTGACTACATGAGAGGCTGCTCTGAACGTCCCACACCCCATCTCACAGCTACACGCTCCCCTTCCGCCAGGAAGGAAAGCAAGATGATCACCAGAAGCTTCAAGCCAGGATCCCTTATACAACTTTCCGTTGAAGCTACTTCCCACAGTGTTCGTAACTACGTGCGCTCCAACGCTCACTTCCTCGGTATTACCCGCCTCGAGGGCTGCATACATCTTCGGATGTAGAGCCTTGGCTTTCTCTTCATCAATCCAAGCTTCCTGAGCCAGTCGTCTACCATCAAACTCCGACTTCATGATGACGCCGATGCCGGAGGCTTTCCTGACTTCGAAGTCGGATGCGGAGCACTGCTTCCCGGCCTTCGCCGGATGCCCGAGGGTGACTGGCTTGCCGATCCAGCTCGCTGCCGCTCTTTTCAAGACGTCTCCCGAAACAAATTCCGGGGTCTCTGCGTTGACCGCGTGGATGACGCCTTCCATCAGGGCGATGATGGGGACGACCAGGTAAGACCGGTCGTTTAGAGTTTCTTTGCGGACGATGCCGGTGGATCCGAGAAGATGAAGTGTTCTTTCTTCTCCGTTGGCTTTCTCTTCGAGAGCTTCAAACACTTCTTCCCCCGCATTCTGCAATGACGTAGTACAGATAGCGTATGCTGCGGACTCCACATGCCCTTTACCAACAACTTGCTCGACGCATCGGCGGAACTTGTCGGTGTGGTGTTTCTTGTCTCCGGGCATTGTTCTATTCCTATCTTTTTGGAGCAGGAGCCGGAACTCTCGTTGAACCGGGAGACGTCTTAGCCGGTGCTGGAGTCTTTGTCGTGGTTGTTGTCTTCGGCATTTTGATCCTCCTCCAGTAAATTGGTGGGTAGGGTGTAGCCCTACCCACCCGTCTTGCCGTCTTACGAGACTTTCAAGTACCCAACTTTTCGAATATCGCTGCCACTCTGGACAACCACTTCCGCATATCCAGTGGATCCCGCTACGACGTCCGAGTCGAACTTCCCTCGAATGTAAGTTGCTCCCCACTCGAAGGTTACTTGAGGCTTGCCGTTCACGAAGACCGTACCGCTCGACGAGAAGATCGGACCAGTCTTCGCTCTCAGCTCGAACTTTCCTCCTGGACTTCCAGACACCGTGAAATCCCCTAGCACTGCTGATGGCCCCTGATCCCGCGCCTTGACTACGGCGTCCTGAGCCACCTTGGTTACAGCAGCGGCAACCGCTTCCGCGCCAGTCACCGCAGCTTGCCGTTCCACATTCTCTTTCTCCTGAGCCTTCACCTTGTCTTCAGTCGTCGTTTGTGTTGCCATTGTTCTACTCCTCTGTTTTGGCTCCCACCATCACAGAAGTTCTATTCCAGTATCCCGATCGCTTGAATGTAGCTCCCCGAGTACTGGCGAATCACGGCTTGCACGAACTTCAGCCCTTCGGTGGCTTTGATGAACTGCTTCTTCGGTCCCAGAACTCCGTTTTCTAGTTCTTTCTGGATCATTCGATTTCGCACTGAAATAGTAACCTTCCCAGTGGAATTAAGACGAACCTCACCAGCATCTTGGCCGTCGATCTTGAATTTTGCGCCTACTAATTTCACTGGGAGATCCCCGTTTTCACAGCATCCGTATTGATATGTTTGACATCTCGAGAAGAATGACTGGCCGAGATATTGGACTCTTTTGCCATATTAGAGATTAAAGTACGAACACCGTAAGATCTGCTCATAGCGTCTGGAGCTTGAAATACTGTCTTGAGTCTCCCAAGGCGAGCAAAAAAACTGTCCTTTTCACCTTCACTCATCGACCACTTGTCAGTGAGCTTATCCCAGTCCGTATCGACCAAACTTTTCGCAATTCGAGAAGACATGTTCTCAGACATTGCTCCCTGATTTTCAGCTAATAGATTCATCGTAGCATCAGGTCTAAACTGATAGTTATCATGATAATCTGAATCATCCGGAAAGCTGAGACCCTGATCGATGGCCACTACTCTACGGTCAGTATCAATCAAAACATTTCCAGCGTGACGGTCTGTATTTCCAGTTGCGATATCCAAAATGGCCAACCCATACACCGAGTCTTGGTCGATTCCAGCATCGTGTAACCCGAGCCCACCCGTTTCTACAAACTGCTGCACCATACCCCGCTCACCGTCAATCTCTCTAACGATAGTTGGAGGAACTACATTGAGCCCAAGGGCTTCATCTAGCTCGTAGGCAGCAGCTTCACGATCAGCGTAGGAGAAATCTCTGTTGGTAATGGTTTCACGGACTGGTTCGTCATCACCAAAACCAAACTCAGATCCAAGCTGCTCGTTGGCTTCTTCAGTATTTAGATCGTTATCTTCTTTATAGGCTTCTACTTGATTTCTCGAAACCTCTTCACTAGTCCACGCTTCTCCAGAGGATGGCTTGAAGATAGCCTCAACTTCATCTCCTTCGGCGTCTCTCAATGTAATTTTGTGGACTCCATTGATAGAACCTGTAATCGTCTTCTTGTTTGTTACATTTCCGGCGTGTAACTTAGACCGAGACTCTTCCTTCTTTGAGCTACTGCCGCCTTCCGAGGAAGAACCACCTACTTCACCAGGGCGACCGGCATGTCCAAAATTCCCAGATCCCTGCCCACCCAACGACTTAAAGGAAGATAGACCCTCCGAACACCGACACATCACGTGAGCCGGTGGCCCTTCAATCCCCTCTTCATACTCTTCACCCAGAGCCGCGGTCTTCCCTTCCAGCCCCTCGCAAATCGGGCAGACCTTGTCGTCTCCAACAACGATCCACTCCCTTACTGCATTTTCAGGAAGCAAGCCTTCTTCCACCGCCTGATCCCAAGCCGCACGCTGACCTTCGTGCACCGCGACCATAGGTTCGTTACGCGCAATGCGGTCTGCTCTTGCCACGTCCCCAACAGCCGCTAAGATCTCCTCACGGAGTTCTTTAAAGTCACCAGTCTCGAGGAACTCAGCCACGGCATTGTTGATAGCCTCGCGAGAGGTTTCACTAATCCCGTCAATGAGTTCGGCGGAGTGGCGGTCGGCCCAAGAGACTGCTGATTCATTCGTAACGTCAAACTTGAATTCGATCTTGGGTTTTAGTTCTTGTTTTGCTGCTCGAAATTCTTCTAATCCTCTAAGATCTTTGGAAAGACGAGTAACTGCTAGTTCCCCACCAGCCACATAAATCTTCCTCAGCGCCTTCGGCAAGATAGCCTTCAGCTCTTGCCTCAAAGTCACAATCCCGAGTGCCGTCGCCTTCTTGATGTCCTCTCGCGACTGCAGCGCCGGACGCATGGCGGCTCTGGCCGAAGCGAAAGCATAGCGGATAGCGACAGAAAGTTTGGGGGAGTGGGAGTCGGCTAACTTATGAAGAGGCCCCTCTTTTGCTTCGAGAACTTCGAGCTGTAGCTTCGCCAACTTAGTCGCCATGACTAAGAGACGAGCCGCTCGAGACGGAGCTAAATTCACTTCTTCATACCCACAATCCGATCAACTAAATCCCGATCTCCTGCTTCAATTGCTGCTACCAACAATCCAACTATCTCAGTGTCTTCCGCCGCTTCCGCAACCGCAAACGTTCCCTTCTCATTCCGCCCAGTGACCTTAAGATCTACGGTCTCACCAAGGCTTGAAGAAAAGCGAACCGACCCAATAGAAGCAGACATCCCCTCAAAGTTCGTCATCCCCGAATACCGGTCAGCCAATCCAGGCTTCAAATATCCAACTGTAATATGGGGCTGATACACTGGATGCGTGGTGGTATTTTCGAGGCTCTCTCCCAATCTCTCGTTCAAACCCACGAGATCCGGGCTCTCCACCGCAATATACAAAACATCGTAAGCAGGGGACGAAAAGAAAGCAGTCTTCCCGAGCTTTACTCGTATTGGTCCAACATAAGTCGCAAGAACCTTCCGAACATCAGCAGCGTCAGTCGTATGTAGACCATACTTCACCGTGATGTGGATGTCTTCCTCGAGACCGCCCTCTTCGTCGCAAAGATCGAAAGCCGGGATGCTTCTACCAAAGTCTCGGATCATGTCCGCGAGGACCGGAGGAACTTGAATTTGCGTGGAAGAGAACTTGTAATTCTCTTCGGCTGCTCTTAAGTTGTCTTTGGGCTTGTCTTCCGGCGGAGCCGTCATTTCCATGACTTCCTGTGCTTGCTTCGCCTTCTCCATCGATCTTTCTTCTATTTCTTTCCTCTGCTCATCACTCAGAGGAGCCATACTAGACCAGTGGTCTCGGATCTCCGCTTCGGTGTAGACCGGCTCACCCATCGTCTGGTTCACCGCTGCCCAACCCTTAGCTCCTTCAACCTTCTCTGTCTCGCTCAAGACCTGAATGTGCGGCCACCTAACAACATAGCCTTCTTCTTTCTTTGGGGTAGGAAGATAGCCATACGCTATGAGTCGATCTACGAACGGTCGGATAATATAAGGAGCCGCGTATTGAGTCTGTCGTCCGATGATTTGATCCCTGAAGTTCTCCCTATCCTGAGTCGAAGCCAGCTCTCCCATCTCCGCGCCCGTAAGAATTCTCTTCGGAATCCGCTTCGCTCCCGCCACCTGAGTAATGATTGCGTCTGCTGGCTTACCAAAGTCCGCAACATCAGAACCCAGAGTTTCAACCGAGACACCTCGAGTCCGCAGCCAGCGGGTCAACTGGTGTTTATAGAGATCTGCCTGCTCCTTAAGCGCCGCGATCGTAGCTGCTGTATCTTCCAGCGCCATATCCTTGTCGATATCAAGATGTAATCCTTGATTCGCACGCAGCCAATAGGCTTCCGATCCTCCGCCTGTAACCTTCTGGAGATCCGTGAAGAGATTCCATACTCGCTCGAGGGCTGGCTGGCCGAAGACTTCGTTGTAGAGTAGACCCTCGGCTATGTGGATGATGCGAGACCAATGGACAGGCTTGCCCCAATCGCTTGCGGCTACATCTTCATTTCGGATAGTGTAGCTGAGAGGAAGACCAAATCTCTCACTGCTTGAATCCGTGTCGTATTCAAAGACCGAGGCATCCGCGCCAGCGGCGGAGGTTTGCTGATTGCTGGATCCCGGTCCACCACCACCCAAAAAGGGCTTCAAGTACAGGATCTTTGTACCCCGAGGGAGTTCTGTGCTCCAGTCCCCACCCACTCCAATCAAGAGGACAGCATAGGTTGAAAGCCGAGAGAGCCGATCCACTCTCTGAAACATCGCATAGATGGAGTGTTTCTTTTCAAGGGCAACCCATGCCTTTTCAAAGTCCGTGAGCTTGTCTGGATTCTCGTCCTCAATCAACTCAAACGGAATCTCCCCACGCCACGTAGCTTCTGGCATGACGTCAACCACACTACCGGCAATACCACCGCGCTCATAGAGTGCGCGATACTGACCTGTCGTGATTACATCGTCATACCCGAGCACCTGATAGGTATCTCGCGCTCCACCATGCGTGATACCATGCTGACGTGCCCAATTCATACGGGCAAGCGTGACGTTACCCTCGAGATTGCGGATCTCGGTCATGATAGACCGAAGCTCCGCCAGCGAGGCGTCATTTCCGTTGGTGGGGACGAGATCTTCGGACATTACTTACTCTGCTTTTCTCGCTCGAGGTTCGCCTCGTGAACTTCTTTCTGTGCCTCGGTCATCGGCTGCGTCGGACTGCCACCTACCGATACTCTAGCTTCAGCAAGTTGGTTTGGAGTTACGACCTGCCGAACGAACAGCCCGAGGACGGCATTCACCGCGACCATCATTGCGCCGGTCTGCACTTCGGTCATGTGCAACCAGCCCATGATAATTGCAAAACCAATGACAGACTGGATGGTTGCGGCTATAGCGACTGGTTCGTTGAGTAGGCGTTTCATGAATCCTCTCCAACTTCAGTAAAGATAGTGGGAGAAGAAGTCACCCGCAAGGTCTCCGGTGTTAGCTTAGAGACCTGCTTCGCCTGACAGAGCAAAGTCAATTGCTGCTCGTCGGCTTCTTGCCTCACCAGCATCACGTTGCAGTACTCTGGCCCCGAGTGGATGTCCTTCACGGTCATCTCGACGTTGACCTTGTCGCCGACTACGAGATCGCGGCCGTATTTATCGTGGGGCATTGTTAATTCCCTTAAACGTAGGAGTTCTTCGGAAAATTCCTCTTAAATACCGTCGAAGCTCCGCTGAAGATGTTGTCCTCAACGATAAGCTCGTCAAACACCTGCTGCCATCCCTCTCCGTTGTTCCCATACGGGGTGCGGATGCCGTAGGCTCCGACGTTCGCGGTGTTTCCTCGCATTACTAGACTGGCAATCTTTTCCGTATCGTCCACATAGACCAAGGCGTTACCATTATGCCGGATCATGTTACCCTCAATGGTAAGATGACCCATGCCATCCTGGAGGAGAAACGGCCATCCGACTCCCGCGTAAGCCAACTTGTCAATCGTCAAATTATTGTTGATGATCCGAATGTCGTCTGTCCGGGTAGGGTCCGCACCTGTAGGATTTCGCCCAGTAATGTTGAACCCCGCGCCGACGTTGAAGATCGTGTTGTTCTCGAAGAGAACCCCGACAACCCTACCGTCAACCTTCGGAGTCAGCATCACGGCGAACCCACGCTGGATTGGTCCCCAACTGTTCGAGATGTCGCACGCTCGAACCACGGCATGCGTGACGTTCTTAAACTCGACCAAGTTCTTGATGTTCCGGTTGACCCCGTCGCCCTGCCATTGGGAAGGCTTCGTGATAGTGAGGTTCTCGTAGAACACGCCCTCGATGTCTGCATCGGGAACCTTGACCGTATCACCACCCGTGAAACAAGTGATCGAGCCACCGCTCAGAGTTCCGCCCCGACACGTAAGCCCTCCGGGAGTATTGATCGTAGCAAGAACATGGGATTCTACTGCCCCAGTGTTGTAGACTTGCCCGATAGCCATATCAATAAGTTCGACTCCCGTGGCATTATTTTCAATCGCGTTCTTCGCATTCGGGCCAAAGTGACTTACAATGAGCGAAGCCACCAGCCGAATATTACGAGGGACAAGCGCCAATGTATTTTGCGTAGGCCCGTTATCCCCAAGCTGAATACAAGACTGAAAGCTCGAAGCATAAGCCAAGTTCTCCACAACCACATCGGAAGAACCCGGACGCACATAGAGAGCTGGCTTTCCCTGCCCGATCAACCGGGCACCGTTCCCAACAATTCGAACTGGCCGCTCCACCACGATACTCTCGTAGTCCCCACCCCGTTCTAACTGGATGAGCGTATCACCACGATTCAGCGCAGCTTGAATGTCGCCTCCCGAGGGAATGACCGTTGGTCCCTGGTTTGAGCTATCGTAGATAGCCAGGAGCCGACGAACGTCTTCTACAAACTCGTCTGAGGTCATCGGTAAAGGTACAAAAACATGATAACAGCGCCAATAACTACTCCAACGCAAAAACTAATCATAAATACTGCAAATTCCGATTGTTGCTGATTACTCACCGGTGCTCCCGTGATAGCTATCAGGTGGACATGGCGATGGGCACCGAGGCGGATCTGTGCGCCGCTTTCCCCCACGTAGCCCAATATAATCACCTACTAATTGTGCCATCCGGTGGCGGCGACCGAGAGAGCAAAAACCATCGATTATTAAGCTAGAGACGATGATCAAAGAAACAGTAATTTGATCTATGGGAAAGAAACCCATAGCTTTATTCAGTAAAAGCAACGAAATGAGCAGTAGACTTACCTGATGCCTAAAGTTATCGAGGGTCATGAACTGAATTGCGCCATTCAACTTGTGGCGTCTTACAAACAGCACATCCCACAGAGCCAGCGCAACGAGTAGGCTCGCTAGGCAAGCAGCCATGAGCGCCACGAGTATAAAGGTGCCTTTCAACATTGGGGTGGTGGTGGTGTCGTTGTCGTTGCCGGTAGCAGCGTCCGACGCGGCTTTGTCTCACCGTATGCTTCCATCTCGAGGACGTGAGCTCTCCCTGCGATGGTATGCAGTCGCTTTGCGAGGGTATCAACTTCCTCCTCAGCGCAATGCAGATCAGACAGCATCTCCCGACGCCAGCGTTGAAAGTTACACGCCCACCGAGAAAGCAGTCTCATTGGCGATCCCTGGTACCCCGCTGACGTGAAATTTCTTCCTTCGCCAAAGATTGCCGATCTGCTAGTTCCGTCGCTCGGTCGGCCAAGATCGTAAGTTGGGTACATCGTTCCTTCAGTTCTATATAGGCCCAACGTGGAACAATCCATCCACGCAAGAACGCTACTATGATAGTAAGAGCAAGGGCGATAGTTCCGCCCTTGTCCACCATTTCCCATAGTTTGCTAGGATCAACATCCAACTGCGCCTCCGCCCTCCGGTTTTGTCGCAGCCTTTACCACGTCGCCACACTCGTCATCCCCGCCTGCTCATGATCAAACAGGTTAGCTCGCAGCCTCTCCACCGCATAGCGCAACGAGTCAATCACGTGATTCTTCTTATCTTCAAGAACCGGAGGGCTCATGATCTCATTCGTCTTAGGATCCACCTTATACGCGTATCCACTCAGTTCATCGATTGTATGCGTGCAACGTGGGTGAACTACGATGTCAAAGTTCTGGAGGAAGATGACGCCTTCCTTGACGCTGTCCTTACCCTTGACCGCTGCCTCCAGCTTACGAAATCCATGACGCTGCAGATAACTAATAGTTTCAGGCCGTGCACTATCAGCCGTAATCCTCGAGTCACGAGACCCTGGCACCGAGTCAAAAAGTTGAGGAAGGTGATCGATCTCTACGCCGATCTTGTACGCTTCCCGATCAATGAAGAGCGTGCGACCGATGACGTAACACCGAACCAGAACCGAAGGATCTACGCTGTAGCCCCAGTCCGCGCCATACAGAAATGAGACTCCCGTAGGGGTCTCGAATTCCTGTGTGACCCAGTTCTTGAAGACCCGAGCTTCGCTCCGCTCCTCATATCCACCCAACCAAACATGTTGGTATTTATCAGGATCCCTACGCCGATCCCACTCCATCTCCTTACGAAGCACGTCTGGGAAGAAAGGATTGTCCTGATAGTTCGCCTTAACAACAATAGCTTCTGGCGGGGGAGTCGGGCGGAGTAGTGCGTCTACCGGGTCTTTCTTACTCGAAGGGTTCCAGCTAAACCACAGCTCTGATTTCTCTTCTCGAATAGTAGGACGCAGCAAATCAAGCGAGCGTTGGGAGAGATTCTGCGCCTCTTCAACCCACCCTCGGTGATAGCCCTCAAGAGACTTGATGCTCTCAGAGGTGTGCGCCTGCATGCCTTGAAAAATTATGATTCCATCACCTGGAGTCTCAATGTGAGTATTAAGAATCCGAAAGAGATGACCGATCTTGTGTTCGGAGATCTTATCCTCGATAAGTCTCTTGACGGACTGCTCGAGACTCACCTGGTACTCACGAATACAGACTGTCCGCAGACCCTCTCCGATCTCACCAGGAGCTACGATAGAATCTTCTAAGAGTTGGTCAGCAAAGAAATGCGACTTACCACCACCGCGACCGCCGTAGATACCCTTATAACGGCTACTCGCGAGCAACGGCTCGAAGACTGCCGGTACAGGTCTATCGAGGATCAATGGGAGCGCCTCGGCGCGATAGGAATCAACGGCTGGTCAAGACCGTCGTCGCCCATCTCGAAGAGGGGCTCTGCGTCAGGATGGTTAGGAATCTCTGGTCGCTCAGGCTCCTGAGCATGCACGATCACACGCCGGACTTCCGTAATGATCGCGTCTCCATCTTTACCCGTATGCTCGATACGCTCAGGTGGTTTGCCCCAACCCTCGGCGTAGTCCATGAAGCGAAGGACTATGGCGGCGGGAAGCTTGCCGTTCTTCAAGTTGAGGACGACGTACTGCCGAAATTCAAGAGATTCTAAGATAGCCTTAGCAAAATCAGCAGCGTTTGTAACTTCGAACTTCGGGTCTTCCGGTTCTGGCTCAGGGTCTAGGACGGTGGGAATTGTAATAGCAGTGGATGGAAGAGGGTGTAAGTGGCAGCGTTCGCTGTCCGGCAAGGGCACGAGACCACAGCGCAACCCGAGGGCGTTAGTCCCCGTACACTGAGGTGCAGTTCTGCCGGTACGTTTCACAGTAGATAGACCTCGGCCCGAAACGGAGAAGGAATGGTCCATATCCTGGACTAAAAGTTGTTGGGCGTCAACACCGGAGTTTAGTATGCCAAAACATTGGGGAAACCGGGGCCGAACGGGTAAATTTCCTAGTAAAACTAAGGGAGAATTAGGTTGATACGGACGAGGTTTGTGTTCTGAGGTGGGTACCCGAGGAATTTCTGAACCGGGAAACGGAGTTCTTCAAGTCGGATTTAAGGTAGTATTTGTAGGATTTTTTACACCGAACGAGTAAGGTTTCTCTAGGCAGGATAGGGCCGAACGAGTAACGAAAACTTACTCGTGCGGGTTTTACCCTAGTGAACATAGGCGAAACTCGCGAACTCGAGTGAACGAGTAACTTTCGCGGTTGGCCGGGGCCGAACGGCCGCGAGGGCGAACGCCCTAATTCTGAACTTCTCCGGTCCAACTTTCCCTTTATTCTTATATTTTACTCGAGTTACTCGAGAGAAAGGTAGAAAGACTAGGGCCAAGGCCACCGAACCTACCCGTTCCGACTCGTTCTTACCCGTTCCGACCTGTTCGGCCAAATAGCCCAGGTTGCACATAGATGAGTTCGACGAACGAGTCACGAACGAGTAACACTCGGGTAACTTCATCAAACACCCTGCTTCCACCGCGCATAAATATCCGGCGGCACGTAGATCTTTCCACCGCGATACCACAAGACTTTCTTAGGATCTTTCAATCTCTTGAGAAGATCTCTCTGTGGAATACTTAGCTCCCACGATACATACGAGAGAGTTCGAAGAAGAGGGAAGTCCTCGAGATGCGGGAAGCTCTTTCTTAATACCCGCTCTAGGTCGGTGATAGTGGGCTTAGCCATTCAGAACTTCTCCCACATTAACACAGTCACCTCGTCTATCTCGGCGAGGTGTGGACCTATATGATCCCTCGGGAACTGGCAGCGAACTTTGGATCGTATGCTTGAGCAACCCTCGAGAAGTTTCTCTTCATCACCCTCGAGTTTTGCCATACGAATGCACCAATCCTTTGTTACATCAATTCTCATACAAATCCTCACTAGTCGGCTCTTCCTCAATCCTAAAATTCTCAAACGACTTACTGCTCGACCAGTCCTTCTTCCAATACTTCTGTGCAAAGAAATTCCGACACACGAGCAAACTTGGAAAAACCCAATATCTCTTTCTCTGTCCACCTGACTCCTGCCTCGAGAGTGGATACGGATTAGGCATCACCAACCGAAGAAATCGTCCCAGGGCTCCCTTCATCCCGAGATTCGTCCTACCAGACCCACGCTGCATAGCTACGACATAATCAGCATACAATTCGTCTGGATCCACAGCATATTCTTTATTATTTATAGGATTAGAAACTTTCCACGGCCCTCCATCACAGAGCACGTCATACCACCACGCCTCTCGAGAGTGCATGGAGCGATACTTCTGCTCGTCTAATTCCTTAGTTTGGGGAATGTCTCGAAGTTCTACTTCATCCTTAAATTCAAGGAGATCATAGAGGAGAGCTGAGAGTCCTCCCTGTTCGAACAGCTCCTTACGAACAGCAGAGAAGAATTTTGAGTTATTCTGCTTATCAGTCGATGTACAGAAGACCGCAAAGCGCCGGTTATCAAAACCTACGGGGACAAACCAGTCTTCATTCGAAGCAACCATCATATGCATTCGGTTCTTGACGACCATCGTGTCAACGCCCTTCCTCTCGATGGCCAGCGTCTCTTCTGTAATCATGCGTTTGAGGGAGCCGAGACCAGCTTTTCCACCAGCCCACACCGCTTCATCAGCTAACACCACTATGACGTTATGAAGATGGGCGTTGAAGTTTCCGAGAAGACGTTGCTCGGAATCCAGGTGCATAAAATGCACACCGAATAGAGAGCCGAACCACTTACAGAACGTTGATTTTCCAGTGCCTTGCTCACCCTTAAAGGAAAGAGCAATCCCTACAGGTCTATCTGGATGTTGAACGGTCTCTGCCATCCACGCAAAGATGTATCTCATGCACTCGGGGTCATTACCCGCAAGTAGACGGAGATGCTCCTTGTAGAGTTGCCAGGAGCCTTTCTTTGGTTCGACCGTGAAGCCTCTCCATAAATTATAATACCCAGGATTTGCATTCCCATTCGGAGCCAGCTCGATGCCGTGATAGAACCTTCGTTTTGGGTGGGTCAACCAAACAGATCCCAATGGTCGAGTAACAGGCTTCCCAGTCGATGACTCCCCGATAGTCACCATCTTTGGGTAGAGCATCGTCATAACATTGGGTTGGGAGAATCGGAGTTGAAACTGCCCATCTTCTGTGGTTTCGGTTAGAACAATCAGACCTCCGTTCTGACCAAAGACAATCGCGTGTCTCTCGTTCAGTTCTTGAATTTGGGAAACTGAAGTTCCGAACCAGATCTTGATTCTTTTGATAACCTCGGGGCCAATTAGGTCGGAGAGCTTTGGTCCGCCGGTGACGGGTTCATTTGCAAGGAAAGAAGAGACCGTGGAAGTAGCAAAAGCTACCCGATCTTTCACCTCGGGATCCCCGGCTGCTGTGGCTGCGGCTTCTACTATGGAAGCAACAACTATGGGAGGAACCTTAAGATTGAGAAGGAAGCCAGCGATTTGACCCGCAGCATCATGCCGAGAGCCAGCCTCGGGGTAATGTCTCGCTAAGAGAGCAGCAGTTGCAACCCAAACAACGGAATCTCTTAGTAAGCTAGGTTCTGTTGAGAGAGGAGTTTTGCTGGCTTCCCACTCGAGAACTTCACCTGACGGATGTATGGAGGGAGGTAGGACGGTTTGTCCACCAGTGGATCGAATTTCCACCAGCATAGACCCGTCTATGTCTTTGAAGCCTTCGCTCTTGATCTGGCCTACGACCGTATACCAGTAGTGGCTTCTTCTCTTATTTGGTCTGCCGTGAATTCGTTGGGTCTTAGGTAGGAGAGTAGCGGCAATTTCAACCGCTTGCTTACAATCAAGATCAATATCTATAAGACCCCCTGAAGGATCTCCAAGTTTGACCCCAATGTTGTCTGAATCCTTGAAGTCGGACTCAGAGAAAGCTGTATGTTGCCAGTTAGAGAGTCTTGGTCCTTTTTCTCCTCTAGGTATCGGAACTAATGCCCATCCTTCTGCTGTGTACGTCTTTACATCATGCGACACATATCCCTCGATCCGTAGGTTAATACCCCGAAGCTTGTTACAACTCGGATCGCAGCGAGAGAAGTTGTAGGTCCGGCCAGACCGGCTTCGGGGCGAGTCATCTTGCCTGAGTTCTGAATGGAAGGCAAGAGGTTTTATCTCCCAATCCCCCTACAACTTAACCCACACCCACCTCTGGCTGTAGAACAGCTAGTCTTTGTAGGGTTTAGGTGGGATTTGACATTGGTCGCCGGTTCGGGGAGAATCTTCCGCATGAACATCACCGACCGCCTGAAGCAAGCCATCGACGCCTACATCGAATGGGAGAAACTCCCGATTCGCTTTGAAAAGACCAGGAACGGGTGGGCTGGCTACAAGGGCTCGACCAGGGTGACCCGGTGGCACTTCTCGGAAGAGGCTGCTCGGGAAGATGTGACGGCGCAAGAGGCGCGGAACATTCCGGTTCGCTGAACGTCGAAGGACTGCGAGGAGAACACAAATGCGAAAGTTCAATCGTTTTCAGCCCCACACGTCCGTTTTCACTTGCCGCTGCTGCGGCCGAAAGTCGCGAGAAACAGCTAGGAATTCGGGAGCTGGAGACATCTGCGGCCAGTGCTACGATCTTGCAGGTATCGAGAACGAGATCAGCGACGGTCACTGCACGGCAGCAGAGCGGAAGGGTGAAGTCCTAGCGTTGACTAGAGAACTGTCGGCGGCTGGTGGATCCCTGGAAGAGTGGGTAGACCTTCTGGATCGAGTGCGGTCATGACCCTAGACCAGCTACTCGAAAGGCTATCTGCGCTCCGAGAACACCTACCGGGTGACACACCAGTGTGGATCCCGGACCGATGGTCCCGTGAGCCTGATCCGCATCTAGAAAGATATCCTACAGAGGGTAGACCGTTCCTAGGTGATGAAACGCACGAGGTTGTCGAACTGTGAGCGGAACATTCTGTCGGTAGTTGTCGTCGAAAGTTGCAAGGAGCCACCGAACATGCTTGCGATTCTGGACCTGATTGACGCGATTCTCGACTGGAAGAAGTTTTCGACCGCAAAGCGTAGCAGCCGTAAGGTTCGTCAGATTCGGCGGACGGCGCGAGGGTTCGTGGTCAACTACTATCGGTAACCTGTAGGAGAATTAAGATGGTATACCCAACCGTTCACCTCAACGGGACGAGCCGCGAAGAACTTCTACAGCAGGTAGAGTTCGCTGGACAAGCTCTTTGCAATGCCTACGACGCGCTAGCGAAGATGGCTCCGCATGCTCGGGACTACTATCCACAAGGTCCGGACGCGATCTTGGCAGCTACGAAGGAACATTCGGATCGGCTACACCGTCTTGCGACAATAAATTCCGAGATTGAACGAATCTACGAAGCATTGCAAGAAGACACTGACAACTCGTAGGGAGACAAAGAGATGACCAAAGCCCAGACCGTCGCCGTCGTAGAACTTCTAGCAGCCGTAGCAGAAGTCATCCGCACGGCCGGAGAGATCCCTTCGGGCCACCTGTACGCGGCGATGATGGGTAAGGTGGACATCCACACCTACAACGCAATGCTTAGAATGATTAAGGGTTCCGGGCTTGTGGTCGAGAAGAACCACCTGCTGGTGTGGGTGGGGCCGAAGTTCTGACGGAACTTTCGCAAGCCACTACCGTCGAAGGTTGCAGGAGACAACGATATGACAATGCAACAGCTCGAAGAGGTTCTGTTCACGGGTAGCGAGTTTCCTCCGGCGATCGGCAAGCGTTCGGTCAAGCGCCGTAGCAAGCCCAACGGCGGCGTCAACCATCTTCAGCAAGCCGTACGGATGGTAACAGTTGCGGAGAAGGCCGAACCGGTTCAGCAGTCGAACAGCCCAGAAATCTCGAGGCTCTTTCTGACCGCTGGCAAGGCTACCTTTACTATCAGCAAGGTGGCCACGGGCGAGCGATTCACCTATGAAATCGCGAAGCCGGAGAACTTCCACGGCGATTTCTTCGCTTCGGTGATGAAAGGCTCGGACAACGAGTCCGACTACAGCTACATCGGCATGATGTCACAAGCCGAACTTCGGCTACGGTTTACCAAGGGTTCCAAGTTCGCGCCGGAAACGAAGGAAGCTCGCGGCTTGCAGTTCGTGCTGGATGTCGTAGCAGGACGTAAGGTTCTCCCGGCAGGCTTCGAACTTCGCCGCTCCTCCAAGTGCGGTCGCTGTGGCCGCAAGCTGACGGTCCCTTCGAGCATCGACGCGGGTATCGGGCCGGAATGTGCGGGGAAGCTGTAAAGCTTCCCTAACTTCTAGGGAAAGAAGGTTTTATGGACATCTACCGCATTGCCGTAGTCAGGGACGGTGTTCGTCGGGTGATGGATGCTGATGCTACGGAAGTGTCCATCTTGGTCAGGGAGGCTACCCAGAACGGCTGGACGGTCTCTTGCGTGCTACTGCCGCGGGGAGTGGAGCTGATACGAGGAGTGATGGAGGAACCGAGCGATATCAGCTACAACTCGTAGGAAAAACAAGAACTAAACTGAAAGCGTCAGGATTTACGGTTTAGGGCTTGACACCCACGGAACTTTCCGTCACAATCTTCGTCGAAGGATTCAGAACCGAGCGGTTCGAGAACGGTGAGCCGGGAATGGCAGTTCCGGTGTAGGAAAGAGAAACTTAAGGGCTGACCAGACTACCCGAGTCGGCCCATCTTTGACAACTGAATCAACTACCGGAACGATTGCATGTAGACGGCGGTATCCAGTCCGCAGTCGAGGGACAGCTCGGCCAGCCTTCGGGCGAAACGGGATGCAGAACGGACGCTTCCGGTAGTTGATTGAGTAGTCTTCCATCGGGTGACGGTCCCCAATACCCGAGGGTGACTAGCAGAGGGACGGCTGAAGGGCCGAACAGCTTGATAATCGGCCCCAACCTTTAATCCTTTACCCGAGGGAACTGTGACCGCCAAGGACACCCGTCAGCTCGCCGTCGAAACCCACGTGTTTTGCACCGTGTCTGCGGTTCGCGGGTGGTATCGGGTTATGGCCGTTCGTCCTCGGGATGGCTACATCAAGATCGATGGTGGGTGGAACGTATGGTGTCCGCCGCACAACTTTAGCATGGTGGACCAGAAAGGACGGACCTACAATGCGTGAACTTATGATGAAGATCCGAGAGGTCTTTATCGAATGGTAGGGAGCCAAGATTTCTGATCGAACGGTTGTTCAGCGGATCGAAACATTGATCCTGGAGAATCAGCGCGAAGAGTGGAAGCAAGAACATGTCTAGTCTCCCTTCGGGGAACTAGACCTCCCTCTGAGCAGTCTTGCTGAGAATGTTGAGTGGGA